AATTTATTAACGGAATCACCCTGTTTTCTTTGCTCTATCATATTCATTTGATGCTTAGCTTGTCTATCAACTCTTGCGTCTTTTCTATCTTCTCTTTTATTTTCTTTTTCATTATCTTTTCCACTTCGCATTTGTTCTAATTTAGCATTTAAATCAAATTCAAATTGCATTAACTGTTTTTTAGACTCAACTTCCTTTTGCAAATAATTAATTTGTAATTGATTTTTAGTTTCTTCTAATTTAGCTTCTGCATCAGTTTTAGCATTTGCTTTAGTTATTTCTGCTTGTGCTGCAGCTTGCTGTGCTTGAGAATTAGCCTGAGCCTGAGCTGCCATATTAGCTTGTTGTGCTTGCGCATCTCTTGTAGCCTTAGCTTTTCTTTTCATTTTCAAAAGTTGATTAGCTAATTTTACGTTTCTAACATTACGTAAATCTATAGCATCATCTAAATCAATAGTACCTTGATTTAACGCTGCTTGTATATTATTTTCTAATCTAGCTTTATCTTCTTCATCTGGCATTAATTCTATAAATATACCAAAATCATATAAATGTAAGTTTTTCATTTCATCTAACGTTGCTACATTATGAGAACCTAACGCTCTTATAAAAGCGTCTTTAGTTGGTGAATACTCTACTATATCGGCTATGCGTAAAGATAAGCACTCTGCTACTTCAGCTGTTATAAATAACATAGACTGTAATATATGTCTTGTTGCTGTATTAGAATTTGCTGCTGCTAATTTTTGTACGCCTACTAAAGCATTTTTATCTGGAGTACTACCGTCTCTAGCTTCATTTAAACCAGTCACGTCACGAATCATTTGCATGTAGTAATTATAAGTAGTAATCAGGCTTTGTAATTTACCACCATTAACACCATTGCTTATTTGTTGTATAGGCACTTTACCTGGATTACCATCACCTTCACTAGTAAAGCTTCTACCTATAACACTACCAGTTTGAAAGAACATGTTTAGTGCCTCTTGCGGATTGTAGTTAGTACCATTACCAAGATCAACCTCTGCTAAGCCATCAGCATCTA